CCGAGAATATGAAAACGGCTGGAATCCACGAAATAAAGGCTTCTGACGGGTCTTTCATCGTCAAGCTTTATGTTGACCGTGATGAATCTGTTGTGTTGGATGAGGGTGTTGTTTTTCCATTGCACCTTCGTGCCGACCCAAAGCCTCCAGAGCCAAGCAAAACCAAGATCAAAGCAGCAATCCTTGCTGGTGAGCCTGTTGCTGGAGCCTACATTGTTCGCAAGGACAGGTTGACCATCAAATGATTTCGGGCCGAAAGCGGATGCTGCGTGATGACGCATGGCTCATAGCCATAAAGGTCGGCGCAGTGCAGCGAGTAGGCCCACCCTTTTTTTAACCACAGGAGAAGATATGTCCCGCATTTACACCGTTGGCTACGGCCAAGAAACCCGTCTTGTTCGCGCCAACACTCGCGCACAAGCCATGAACCATGTTGCTCAAAACATCATCAAGGTTCAGATTCCAACACAAGATCAGTTGATTGATCTTATTTCCAAGGGCGGCTCGGTTGAGACCGCCCTGCGTCAAGAGCAAGACAACCTTCCACTGGAGCAAGCATGAGCTACGCAGATGTTGAGATGAACATCATTCGGTGGGCTGAGTCACGGAAGATTATTCCAAATAGCACCCCTGACACGCAGTTGCTCAAGGCCATGTCTGAGCTTGGCGAATTGGCCGATGCCACCATTAAGAAGGACCGCGCCGGGATCATTGATGGTGTTGGTGATGTGATGGTCTGCTTGGTCAACTATTGCGCCCTGCAAGACATTAACTTGGTAAGCTGCATTGAAGCGGCATACGATGAAATCAAGGACCGCAAAGGCACTCTGATGCCAAATGGCGTGTTCGTCAAGGAGTCGTGATGCCGTTTAATCTTCCAGTCTCTGCCCTTGATAAGCAAATATCAGGCAACCACTACAAAGACAAAGGCATCCAGCCCATTGTCTACATCCACGCAAACAATCTGGGATTCTGTGAGGGCAACGTAGTGAAATACGTTACCCGGCACAAGGAGAAGAACGGCGCTGCTGACATCCGCAAGGCCATTCATTACCTAGAGTTGCTGCTGGAGTTGGAATACAAAGATGACACCACTGCTGTTTGATGTCTGTCGTTGCGATCCAGAAGTGGTCGATAACTACTGCAAGAACTGCAAGCGATGGCTCCAACACCCTGAACAGGTATTGGGGCCACGCACTCCAGTTGTCAGTGTAGAAACAAGCGCATCAGAGGCTTGCTGCTACACGCCAATCAGCCTTCAAGAACTTCCAAAACGTGCTTGATGTGCTTGATGCGATCATCTAAGCCAATCACACCGCCATTGATCTTCTTGGTCATGGCGGTGTAATCTTTTGCGTCTGCCTCTTTATTCAGGCTACGTTTATTCCAGAACCATGCCGCCGATAGTGCTGCATACTTTGGCGCAAGAATCAAATCAGGCGAATGGATGAAGTCAATAGCCAAAGCATCACCGCACAGGGTGTAATTGTCCTTGCCAGTCAATTGGATCAAGCCACGACCCTTGTAGAGGCTTCCTTCCCCTGTTTCTTCAGTGCCGTTACCCATGCGGCCACCGTAGACCTTGTTGGCGATCTTGTCGGGGTTTCGATGGTAGGGCTGGGCAGCTTCCAGTGAAGGAAAGCGTGAAGGCCACACACGGCACAGACCTTCAGCAGAGTAGTTCAGGTTCTCTTGCAAGGTCTTGAAGTTGCCAGATTCATGGGCGCATTGACCAATGAAAGAGGCCATCCGCAAAGGCGTGTTGATTTCGTAACGCTGCATCGCCTCATTCAACGGCTCCAGCCAATCTTCATCAATCTTCAGTGCTTTGAGTTGTTCAGCGGTAATCATTTTGCGTCTTTGTCCTTCTTGTCAGATTTCATGTCCATGATTTTCTCCAGAGTGCGACCGCCAAAGTAGAAGCTCATCACCAGCATCCCCCACTGCCCAAGCAACTCAACGTAGCTGCGATTGGTGTCGTAATCAAACGCCGACATCATGGCAAAGGTGAAATAGCCTCCCAGAATCAACAGGAGGGTCATAGGACGAATATTTTTCGACAGCCAAGAGTCAGATGACATATCTGCTTTTAAGCGGTCTGTGAGGTTGTTTTGTTCAGTCTCAAACAGCTTGGTGTCGTTTGCCATCTTTGCCAACTCGCCGTCTTGCGCCATCTTTGCAAGTTCGGCAGTTGCTTTGGCTTTGGCTTCAGGATCGGGGATCAGCTTGTCAATAAGCTTCCCGCCTACGTTTAAAAGTGCGTCAAGTCCAAACATCAATTTCCCCTTTTGGTTAACATGGCGCTGGCAATCTCCAGCATGAATTTGATCTGCTCAAGGTTCTCAGGCTGCTGCGCCCAGCCAACAGTGATCTGCCCGACAAATCGATGGCTGTCAGGTGGAACACTTATGCGGCAAGTAAAACCCACACCTTTTTCGATGTACCACAGGCCCACCTCAGACTGTGCGTAGCGATACTCTCCACAGGGAATCTCATTGGTCATCAGCTTGATGATGTCGGCGTTGTTGGCGGCGTTCTGACTGAACAGGCCTACATCGATGTCTTCGATACTCTTGTCTCGACCATCCTTGGTGTACGCCTTGTACAAGACCCTGCTGCCAAACAATGGGTTGACCCGGAAGATCGCCACGACAGTTGCACCAGTTTTCTTGAACAACATGGCGCTGGCTTCATCTGCACGACCAGTGTTTATCTCGGGAAGCTTCTTGGATTCCTTGTAGGCATCCCGCATGAACTCTTGGTTTTGCCACAGAAAGTAACCAGAGAAGGCCACGATGCCCATGACAAGTATGGCAAACAGCTTGAACGGGGAGTCCACATAACCCAGCACCTTGTCGAGTGTTGAGTTGGCGTTTAGCTTCTCGTCACTCATCGCAGATACCTCATGTAAAGCACGATGCCGTAAATTATCAGAGCAGCCAGAATCACCGCAGCCATGCCCATGACGATGTACTCTGTGAGCCTTGCAGCACGTTCTTTTCGCCTTATCGCTTCACGGGCAGCAGCTTCTTTGGCCTCTCTGCGCTTACGAGCAGCGTGGGCTTGGAACTTTACCCAGTCATCCCACATGCCCGGACGACCAGCGTAGACCATGCGCTCACGCAACTCTTCTTCTTGCTGCTTGAGCCGCTCAAGAGCCATGAATTCTTCAAGGTCTGAGCCACCGCCCTTCTGGGTAGCCTTCTCCTGAATTTTGGCCTTGTTGTCAAAGTAGTCGAATACCCGAGAGCCAAGCTGGTGAAGCTCTTTGCCGTTTGCAAGAGCGCCCTTGATGACTGCAAACGCAGCGTTGGCCGCAGCAATTTCTGCAATCATTTCAACACCTCAATTACTACTTTGACTGTCCATACAACAATGCCGACAATCAAAACTGCCGCGACAAAAGCCTCGGCAAATTCTCTCATGGGTTGGCTGCCCCATACAGTTGTGCAATTGAAATTGTTCCAGATGAAGGAACGCCTGTGTTGATGGCAACAGTCGATGGGTATTGTCGGCTTACCTGATAGCGATTTTGTCCAAACGAGCTGGATACAAGTGATCCTCTGAAATATGTAGTAGAGCCAACTGCGATACTTGTTGCACCGCCGTAACTAGATGTGCTGTAAACAGCTGCGCCAGCCCAGTAGATAGTAAGAAAACTTGAAAACGTATACCAGTCATACACGTTTTGTTGGTAAAACGGGCCTTCTGAAACTGTTGTAGTTCTTGTTGCAGGAACGTAAGGCCCACCACGGTAGTACTCACTCATGGATATGGGATTGACCCCGCCAAGCGCAGCTTGCACGTTTGCTAAGTTGTATTGCGTGACGGTTCCCATGATTGCCCCTTATGCTTTATCGGCTTTGCCGTCAAGCTTGTCAAAAATCTGCTTCAGAATTGATTTGACTTCAGCAATGTCTGATCGGTAGTCATCCTTGGCAACGTAAGTGTGCGGCAGGTCGTTAACCTTGTCTTCCAGCCTCTGGATCGTGCGAGTCAGTTGATTGATGACGTAGATAGCCAAAAAACCCGCAACGGATACGACCAAATTAAAAAGTTGCTGGTTGTCCATGTCATCGCATCCTTGGGCCGTTAAGCCAAATAACAGCAGAGTTTCTGATGCCCGAAATTATAGGCAAAACTCTGTGCTGGAGCATTGAAGGGAACGCAATCAGTTGGCCTTTTTGCATGTCAACCTTGTAGTTCTGATACAACTGAATTTCAAGCTCTCCACCCTCGTATTCTTCAGGATTGCTCATCAAGCAGATCACGCTCACCTTGCGCTCAATGGGTTGCCCAGAAAGCATAAATGTGTCCATGTGCCAGCCATAGTGACCTTTGGGGCCGTAAGAGCCATATTGGACGTTCTCATGGCCTGTTAGGTCGTAGTTCCAGCCAGCAGATTGATTTGCGGCCAATCCATGCTGGTACATGATGCCGCCAAACCAATGATTGTCAGGAGCAAACCTCAAAACAGTGTCACGATGGCTTGTGTCTTTGTTCTGCCCGTCAGCGCCCATTGTGGCGCTCTGAGGCTCAAGTGCCATAAATTCCCGAGCAGCCGCATCACATACGTCTGCCGGGACTTGGCCCATGTACCAAATTGGTAGATGACTCATTCTTTTGCCTTTTTCATCAACGCTTCTAACGCAGTCACACGCTCTAGCAGCAGGTCAATAATTTCATCATGCTCATTGCTGGTCTGAGTCAGCAAAGGAACCAGTTTCTCGTATTGCACAGTGAGATAATTTTTCCCAGATTTACTACCGCCAGCCAGAGGGTCTATGTCAAAGGGGGCTGGGTGTACCGCTTCAGGAACAATTTTTCGCACACGTTGAGCAAGCAAGCCAATGTCACTGGCCGGGGGTTTAAACCCCCATTTGTTGCACTCCTCCAAGTCCCAATCAAAATACACGCCATCAATTTGACGCAACATTTTTCGCGCATTAGGAATTGCTTTGACGTTTAACTTGAGTCGCTCGTCAGAAGCGTAAGCACTCACGTTGCCTGTATTGATTTGGTTGCCAGAGCCATCCCAATACACCCGCCAAGTACTGTTGTTGTAGTAGAAGCCGGTTGCGCTTGCTGACATCATCAATGTGCCAGATACTCCAGAGAATGAGACTCCAGCGTAACCGTTGGTTGTGCCAGACACACCAATTGATCCGTATGAACCATAGTCGATGGCGTTTGGGTTGATACGACCGTTTGGCCCAACAGGGCCAGTTGGTCCAGTTGGACCTATTGGTCCTGTAGGACCGGGAGCGCCTGTCGGACCAGCCGCACCAGTTGGGCCTGTAGGTCCAGTTGCACCAGTGTCGCCGCGAGGGATTGTGAAATCAAACACAGCATTAGACGATGTGCCGCTATTCACAACAGCAGCACTTGTACCAGCAGCGCCAGTAGTTGTGGCTCCAGCAGTCGCTGTTGCCGATGTTCCTGCGGGGCCAGTTGGGCCAGTTGGGCCAATAGCGCCTGCGGGTCCAGTTGGGCCATCTGCTCCAGCGGGGCCAGTTGGGCCGGTTGGACCAGTTGCGCCTTGAGGGATGGTGAAATCAAAGACGGCGGCAGAAGATGTGCCACTGTTTGCCACAGAAGCAGAAGTTCCAGCCGCGCCAGTTGTTGTAGTGCCAGCAGTTACGGTTGCAGCAGCGCCTGCTGCGCCTGTTGGGCCAGTGGGTCCAGCGACTCCAGCAGGACCAGTTGCACCAGTTGGTCCAGTTGGTCCAGCCAATGCAAGCTGAGAAACCGTAGCCTTGCGAGTCGCCCCAGCAGACACATCGTAAAAGGCCAGCAGGTCAGATGACTGCGTTGCAGACTCTGATGTCAAGCCATTGATATTGAGGTCATTTGATGTTGCTGCTGTAGTGGCTGTGGCAGCGTTGCCAGAAATGTCAATTGCCCATGTGCCAGTTGCGTTTACGCCGCTGACAGATGGAGCGCCAACATCAGCATAGCCAAGCACAACAGTGCCTGTCTGGCCGTTCACAGATGTCACGGCATCGGTGTTGTCAATCTTCTGCCAAGCAGTCCCACTGAACACAATCCAGTCGCCAGTGACCCATCCAGAAATACCATCAATTGTTGTGTTGCCAGAAACGCTCACAACGTAGTAATGGCCTTTTGTGCCAACGCCAGATGTGATTGTTGGCGTATTGGTAGAAGCATTCCATGTGCCTTCGTAAGTCAAAGCACCTTGCAGTGAAGCAGGGATTTGAGACAAAGGAACTGTTCCGCTGGAGTCCAGAGTTGCCACGCCGTTGGCAGCGCCAGCGGTCAAAACAGCAGCAGAGCCAAGGCCAAGGTTGTCACGGGCATCTGATGCGTTGTCAGAACCAGTGCCGCCGTTTGCAACAGGCAAAACACCAGTCACACCAGTGCTGAGTGGCAAGCCAGTCGCACCAGACAGAACAGGCGCGTTTGATTTTTCCCACAGGTTGCTGACAGAGTTAAAGACAAGCGTCTGTCCGTTTGTTGGAGATTGAGCAGCTACGTTGTGCAACTCATCCATTTCGTAGCCGTTCTGGACGCGCAGGTAAATCTGCCCGTTGCCAGAGTTTGCACGTTCAACAACACCTATGTAGACCAAATGGTTTGGGGCGTATTGCTTGACGTTTGTGATGGAGCCGGGAGTAGCGCCAAGATAAAGCGTGTCTCCGGGGCTGAAGCTGGAAAGGTTCAAGCCTTCAATCACGCCTTGACACATCACAAAGCCAGTCTGGCCTGCTGCAATGGCTTGGTTGGCAAGTCCAAGAGTTTTGGCAGAGCCTGCGTCAGAGGTGTTGTATGCCAGTTTGACAGTGGCCCTATCGCCCTGTGCGGCGAACAGATAAACCGCTTGGCCCTTTTGAATTGTTGTGGACTCAGCGTTTGTTACTCGGGCAAGAATAGATTGACCAATCCTAACAACTCCATCGCTTAAAGCATTAAAAGCAATTGTTCCTTGGGCCGAATCCCAAACCATTTTACCGACACCAACAGCTTCTGTGGCAGTTGTGTCAATCTGGATGTAGTCACCAGTGAAACTGTTGCCAGACACGTTGTTGTTGTCATCAATGAGGACACCAGAGTTTTGGATGGTGTAGCCATTTGTCCCGTCAAATTTAGGAACAGCGTTGTCTGTTGCGGTTGGAGACTTGGCAACAAAACTGGTCGATGGAACAAAAGCAGCTTCCCATGCAGAACCGTTATATGTTCGCATGACATTGTTGACGGTGTTCCAATACAAAGCGCCAACAACTAGAGGGTTGCCATCATTGTCTGTTGATGGATCGGAATTCTTTGGCCCAAGATAACGCTCATCAAAGTTATCGTAGAGCGCGGCTGCGTTGTTCTCAGAAACCAAGGCAGCGGCAGCGCTGGTGGCGGCGTTTGTTTCGCTATCAGCAGCAGCATTCTCAGAAGCCAAAGCATCAGCAGCACTTGCAGCAGAAGCGTTCTCAGAAGCCAATGCAGCGGCCTCAGAGGCGGCGGCAGCGTTTTCTGATACCAATGCCGCAGCAGCACTCGTTGCGGCCTCTCCGGCCCGTGTTTCAGAGATTACAGCTTGATTAGTGGCAATGGTTGCCTGCTCATCTGCAAAGATGGCAGATGCATCTGCATTGGAAGCCGATAAGGCAGCGGCAGATTCAGAGGCGGCAGCAGCATTTTCAGAATCAAGGGCGGCAGCAGCACTTGCGGCAGCGGCAAGAGCGCTGGCATCAGCGGCAGCAGCTTCAGCAGGAGCGGCAATAATTGCCGCCATGTTGACATCACAATTCTGGATGGCAGCAAGGTTGTCATACACATCATTGATGACGGCAAGATCGCCTGCAACCGCAGTGATGCTAACCATGTTGTTTTCGATGTCAATAAGAATTGCGCTGCTGACACCGATTGGGCCAATCTGCTCTGATGTGCCATTCGTGTAAACGATGTCCAGATAGGCATAGTCATCAATGTCAACTTCGGTGATGCTTTCAATGCCAGTTCCGGCAACACCACGATCAATGTTGATGACTTGCGTTGGCGCTGGATACAACTCCATTGCGACACCAGCACCAAATCCAGACTCGACAACCAGTGTCGAGGATGCAGAAGGGGAAACAACAAGGTTAATGTTGTTGCCGTCAATGACGTTCACATCAATGTTTGCCATGTGAACTCTCCTTAAACAACAGCAGCAGTGTTTACAACGCCGTCAGAGCGCACGAGGAAAAGCAAAAAGATGATTGCATCATCTTGCGGTGTGCCGCCAGATGCAGGAAAACCAATCTTGATGCGGCCAGAAAAGCCGACAGGGCTTTGCGCGGAGATGTCCAACTCTGGATCATCAGCAATCACATCCCAAGCGGTCTGGTCAATTACCAACGTGAATGAGCCAGCAGCATCAATACGATTGCTGATCGTCAAAGAGACTGGGGTCGGCGCTGGTGCGTAATCAGTAATGTCAAACGTCAAGCCATTACGGCTGTCATTGATGTTGGTCAGCAGGCGGCGAACAATCTGAGCATTGATAGTTGCGCCAGTCAAATCGACTGGGGTTGAGCCAGCGCCTGTGAAGACAAGGTTCCAATATGTTTTTTGCTGGTAGACAAGTTCGCCAGCAATGATTGGATTGTTGAACCCTGAAACCTGAGTCAGAGTGTTTTTATTGAAGATGGCTATGATTTTATCCTGCTACTTTCTGCTCAAATGCGTACCCTTTTTTGGGCGACAAAAATTTACCATTGACTTCACGACCACGGCAACGCCTGATAATGGTTGTTTTAAAGCATCCGTGGGCTTTCCCGGCATCTTCCGGTCGATCAAATCTTCCAAGAGGGGTAATGTACCAACCAATAAAATTGGGGGCTTCTTCGCCAAGTTTTCCAGTATTTGGATTGTCTTTGCCAAGCATCACGTTGTTTTTGTTTCCGCCAATAGATTTGTTCCATCCAATCAGTCTTGATGGACGCAACTTCTGCTCAATGAAGAAACAATAATTTTCTGTGGAAACCAAAAGTTGCTCAACAACAACTTTGTCCCAGATGCTTTTAAAACGATGCTTGTGAGAACGCAGTCGTTTTTCAATGTGCGAGGTGACACCAACATATCCTTGTGAGAACATATCGGTGTGCTCAGGAAGCCTGAGCCAATAAAGTACAGCCATAACATTTTCCCCAAATCTCGGGTGGTGACGCTCCCCGCAAACTCGCGGGGCTACGAATGCTGTCTTGTCTTGGGAATATTATCTCAGTATTTGCCTTCAGAGAACATGTTGACGAAAATAGTTCCGTCCTCTAAAGCTTCAATCTCATGCCACTCATCGGCGACCAAATTGACTGGCTGAGTTTCTTTGGTCATCACCAAGCTGCGCCTTTCATTGCTGACTTTTATGGAGCCAGCATGGCACATGGTCAAGTGAGAAAAGACATGGCTATGCTTGGGTAGCCCCTCGCCTTTGTCTGCGTGATAGACGTTCATGGTTGCGCCGTCTTGCGTCACCATAAAACGAGGGGAAACCGTGTTCACAGTGTTTGCGCCCCATCAACAACGGGTTGATCTTTTTGGGCTGGAACATATTCGGCAATAGGACCATACTGCCCAGCAACAATGTCAGCAAAGATTGCGCGACCGTGCGGCTCCACATCGTTTGGAGAGGCTGTGAACGGTAGCAGCTCATCTCCAAATTGACTGGTTGTAATTTCGCAGTTAATGGCTGTATGCTCTGCGTCAACCCACACTGGGTTTTTAACGGATGTCAGTTCTGATTGCATGATGGTCCTCAAGAAATTCGGAGAAATTCGTATGTCCAGTGAGTTACAAATGCGGCGCTACATCCAACTGGCTGGTATATAACAACAAGATTACTTTTAGTCATACATCGCCAAGTTCCTGCGCTACCAATAAACATACTGCTGGCGCTGTATGTGGTTCCCACGTTAAAAGTAATTTGCGACACATAACTGCCGTAAGTCCCAACAGCACCAGCACTTGCTCCTGCCGTAGCTGCAAGAACGTTTGATGTATTTGGCAAAGCCACCGTAACAGCGCCCGTGCTGCCGTTGACACTTGTTACACCACCGTTGCCAGCAGTAGTGGCATAGTTCGCGGTGCTTGCAGTGGTGGCACTCGTTGCAGTTGTGGCCGTGGTAGCGCTGGTCGCAGTTGCGGCATTCCCAGAAATGGAAATGCCCCAAGTGCCTGTGGCTCCAAACCCAGAAAGAGATGGCACAGCCAAGTTTGTCCGAGCCGCAGAAGCATCAGAAGCACCTGTACCTCCATTGGTGACTGGGACAGCGTTTACAAGACCATCAGTTGCATCAAGCTGGCCGCTTGAGTTGATGTTGTTTGCAAGCTGAGAAAGGTTGAAGGCTTGGGTCATGTGATGTCCTTATGCCGCGCCAATACGAGCAAAAGTTTGCTGGTTAAGAAGCGTGAAGTTGTTGTTGAACGGAACTGTCAAATTATAGTTTGCTGAACTGGCAGTGTAGTCATACGCAGAACCTTTCGTCAAGAGAGCGCCATTTGCATAGACTTCCATTGCCAAAGGGTTGCTGGCAAAAATGTATGTCAATGCGCCACTGTTTGAATAGGCCACTGTATTTGTCACGTTGGAGGCGGGAATTCCAAGATTGTTTTCGGCGTACATGATGATTGTCATTTTGCCGGTTACATTGGCTGGGAAGCCTGTGATTGCATCTCCAGACAAATCATAGTCAATCTCATTGAACTGAACTCCATTGACATAGACGGCTTCAAATCCATTGCGAATTGTGAAGTCTGACGGCGTGTATGACGATACGTTTGCAAGGTCGAATGTGTACCTGCTGAATGGTCTATAAGTAGACCCAGCAGCACGTTTTCTAAACAAGCCATAGCCCGTGATCGCCCCAGAAATGCTGGTTGTAAAGGTGATCGTTTTTGTTGATGTGTTGACCGACTGAACTGTGAATGCGGTTACTACATCAGTAGAAGCTGGCTGCGTTGCGGCAAAGCACAGCAAGTCACCGGCCTCAATAATTTGATCTGTTGGGTCTTCATACACAATTGTGGTTGACCCGCTAGATACGATGTTTGTTCCAAGAACCTCGTAATATTGGTCTGTGCTGACCGCCCTCATGTTGATGACGACAACAATTTCCCCTGCCGCACAAGCGGTAACCATCACAACATCGGTTGTTGTCTCGGTGTACTCGGAAGTGTCCAGCAAAATGCCATTCCTGAACACCAGTATGTTTCCAACAATATGCGCCACAGCAAAAGATGTTTGCCCACCAGTGGCACTAAAGACATCCTCAGAGTAATAGAAATTATCAGACTCTGTAAAACCAACGACTCGGCCAAAAACGTCAACCGTCAACGTGGCAACATTAAACGATTTGGAATAAATGCCAGAGCCAAAATTTAGGAACTTCTGCAACGACACCACCATTGAACCGCTGGTGTTGTTTGTCACGCTCAACAGTCCATCAGCAGAACTAATTGCAGTTGTGCCTGCTCTAGTCAATTGACCAGTTCGCAAATCCAAGTCAATAAAGTTTTGACCATCTTCCAAAGCGCCCCAAACAGATGAGTCGTAAATGGATGTCTCGGATGGAACAAAAGCGCCGCCCAAGTTTGCAAAGCCTGCGTTGCCAACTGCAAAGCTGAATTTCCTGTTTGAACGATTGGCGATCAACAGGTAATGTGACGTTCCAAAGCTGGCTGCATACCAAGTGTAGTCAGCAGGGTTTGTGCTGCCGTTCGCCGTGGTGTTGTTGAACAGGCCGTAGTAGGTCTTGCCGCGAGGATTGAGGCTAAAACCAGTTGTGCCATCTGCGCTGTCAGCGTAGGCAACAGCAATCCATCGCTCTGTGTACTGAAAGGTTGTTGGCCTCCAATTGACAACAGCAGAGGCTGGAGAGTATTGGCTGGTTGCAGCAAAGTTCACCAAGCGATAAAACACATACCAGTTGCCAGCAGGAATTTGAACTTCAACGCTTGGCAATGTTTCGCCAACAACGTATGGAACTCCATTGCTTGGAATGCTTGTTGTGCCAGCAAGATAAATCTGAGAAGACGATGGGCTGCTAAAAGCAGAGTACCAAACCTCGGCATACGAAACAAAGCCTGCCGTGCCCATGTATGGCTGCACATTGAAGCTAGGGACGGCTCCAAACGGGTTGGAGAAAGCAATTGTTGGCGCAGGCAGCGTGCCAAAGAAAGATGGGTTTGGAAGGTTGGTATTGGGCGCAGGAGTGTATTGCGAAATGTCCTTGTCATCGTAGACTTGAGCGTTGTATTCGTTAAGCTCAAATGTCGCTCCAAGGTTGCCATCGGGCAAAGAAACCTCAGACACCTTCATCACACGGAATAGCTTTGCTGTCCAACCGTATGAAGAGTTTGTGATGGAGATGACATCGCCTGCATCAATTTGAATCCCGGTATAGACGGTGCTGATGTTGACGATCAGGTCTTCACGGGCCTGCTCAAGAATGCGAGAAGCCAAGTACTGAGCCTGAACAGAGTTGTTGACCATCGACAACTGAATTGACTGCTTGTTGATAGGCTCATTTGGGTACAGCAGCAATGCTGGAGTCTCGTAATAAACAAAATCCGACTGGTCGCGGTTTTGCTTGCTTGGGAATTCGGCCTCAATCTGGTTGACGCTGCTGGTGATGTCAAAAGCGCTTACGCGAATTTCGCCAACAATGTTGTCATCGTCAAAAGCATAGGCAGTTGTTTCTGCCTTGTTAATGACAATGCTCCACTGACCTAGCGCTGCGTTGTATTGATTCCAAGAATCACAAGCAACCATGATTGAGTTGATGTTGTTTAAGCAGCTTTGTCCAGTGTCAATGATTCCATTGATTCGATAGCGAGGCTGGGTTTTTAGTATGGAGTCTTCAGTGTATGTAATCAGCTCGTCAGAGTACGCATTTAATGCCGTTGCAGATGATGCGTTTACGATGTCTGTCGCCATTGCGGAGCCATACAGATCATTTGTGATGTAGTCGTACCAAACGTCACCGGGCTTGGCAACGCCTGTGCCATTCAGATATTGACTCGCCTTGAATGTCACCGTCTG